TGTCAGCGTGTCCCGCAACGGTTACTTGGATTGAGGTAGTGTCGTCTGTAAGAGGGAGGGCGTTAACCGCTCTACTTATATTCCTTACCCCTGCAAAACGACTACGGTCAGGTATAGTAATCGTTCTGGTGCTTCCATCACCATTAGTAACCGTAATCGTTTTTGAGGGCATAATTTAGTAGTTGACGTTTGCGCCTGTGCCAGATGAACCAGTGTTCACGGTAGAGCGTCTTACTGTTAATGCGGAAGTTCCGCGTTTTCTGGATGACTGTCGCTTTTTAAGAGACTTATTTACCACCTTCTCCGCTGTCTTAGTAGGAGGGGGAGGAGGAGCGGGCGGTGGGACTGGGTCTGGTATTTTGGGTGATGACATGCACATAGTTAAACCTTGGTTAGGATATTTTCGTTTTGAATTTTATTTTGTTCTATAAGAAATCGGACTACAGAACGTTGTCCGTAATAAAACATCAGCGCGTTTTGAGCCGAGCCATAATCAAAATCATCCCGTAAGGGGAAAACTTCTTCTAACTTCTTGATAAAATTAGACGAAACAGCAGGAAAAGCATCAATGTTGTCCATATTAGTCCTCCTCCTTCTTACGTTCCAGCATACCTAAAGCGATAGAACTGTAACCAATTAGGTCATTGAAGATGTCAGCTACAGTGTCTCCGTTAGTCTCCAGAGAGAGACCTCCGTTACAGAAAGCCTTGAGCCTCTGCATCTTATCGCCCATCCGAAGTGATAGTCCGATGAGTGGGTCTACCCCAAAGTCATCAGCTTCATCGAAGTTAGCGAATGGATTAGAGGTGAAAGAACCACCTGTGTAGTCATCATTCTTCTTCTTGGTAAGCTTAGAGATACGCTTGAACTGCTCAGCTTGGAAAGCGAACCACCACTCTTTGTTGTGGGTAGCGTGAGCTTTAACACTCTCTTCGACTTCGTAGCTGATTGTTATACCGAGCCATTCTGCTAGAGCGTGTTCTGTCTTAGCTCCTTTGGAATACTCCCAGCCCTTCATCATATACATGTGTGATGCGGTTGCGATAATAGAAACAAGGTCAATCATAGCGCACTCACGTACACACATCTCTCCTACTTCAATACCTAACTCAGCGGCGTGTGTCCTGCTCAATGCGGCAGGGTTGATAACGTCGAAGCCTTTCTCTTTCCATTTGAAAGAAGTAGCGTCGAAGGCAGGGAAGTTATAGTCTTCGATACCTGTCATTGGACCAGCGATATAAACCGTCTGGTCACTTACATCTATTTTGTAGGGGGTTGCCATAATATAATTTTTCCGTCTTTGAAGTTTTCTGTTCTGAGTATGTAAGCAAGGCGAGCAGTGAGGAGTGCGTCCTCTTCTGTCATGTCTTTGCTTTCGTATATTTTAACGACGCCTTCCCAGTCCCAGCCGTGTTTGTCTAAGAGCTTTACAGCGGTCTTAGGTCCAACACCTTTGAGTCCTTGGTAGCCATCGGTTGCATCACCCATTAATGTTTGGATGAGGTGGTTCTTGTTAGCCTCTTCTTCTGTGAGGGTAAGGAGTTCATCACGAAGGAAGTTGTACCAAGTGATGGGTAGTGTAGCGAAGTCCTTGTCACCGCTGAGAGCAATGGTAGTCTCAGGAGCTTGCGTACACATGATGCCGATAAGGTCATCAGCTTCCATGCCGTCCTGCATCATAAACGTGTGTCGCTTGCACATCTGTTTAATAAGCTCAGTTAAGGCTAAGGGCTTGCGCTTGCTCTTACGGTTGCCTTTGTAGGCAGGAAAGAGTTCATAGCGGAAGTTAGTCTTAGGGCTGAAGACTACGAAGTAATCCTCAGTGTTAAACTTCTTACACATAGACTCAATGAAGTCGTCACAATAAGCGAGAGAAGCGTTTACGTCCGTGTGTAACGTCCATACTGCGTCCTCCCATTTAGTCTCTACCTCGTTACTGAAAGCGGCTCGGTAGGCAAGCATATCGCCATCTAGGAATAATGTTTTCATGTTAGTGTGTTTCTGACCAGTTAGCCCCAACGGAATACTCTCCGTCTAATGGACATTTGAAACCAAGGGTTTTACCTGCCTTAGCTAGTGCATCTACAAAACAACTTCCAAGAGCATCAGCGTCAGCTTGGTCACAACTGAACTGAACCTCATCGTGGATATTGCCGTGTAGTTCGTAGGGTTGAGTTGCCATCTCGGAAAACTCAATGAGTGCCTGCTTCATCACAACTGCGCCTGCTGATTGTAACAACAGGTTGAGTGCAGAGTGTGCCGAGCGACACGGTAGTTCACGTCCATCCAGACCTATAAGTTGGTTTGTCTGTTGTACCTTGTTAGCCACTGCCTCAGAGAGGTGACGGATAGCAGGAGTTTTGGACATGAAAGATTTCTTAAGCTGTTTACCTTGCTTAGATGAACCACCAACAATGGAGCCTATCTTGGCGTCGCCTGCGCCGTATAGAAATGCGTAGATGAATGTCTTAGCTTGGTCACGGGTTTGTAGCCCCGCCGCTTTCTGGTTAGCAGAGTGTATGTCACCTGTAAGGATTTCTTTAGCATAAGCTCCGCTGTCCCATCCGTGCAAGTAGTGAGCAAGGCAACGTAGTTCTAAGCCAGAGGCATCAGCACCAACAAGCACCTTACCTTCTGGGGCAGTGAAACAAGACCGACACTCTTTACCATAAGGAGCGCGTCCTGCGGGTACTTGAGCTACGTTAGGTTGTGAGTGAGTACACCGCCCAGAGATAGCACCGTTGGTGTTTACCCGTCCGTGTATACGTCCATCGTTGTATAGCTTGAGCCACGCTTGGTTGCCCTCCGCTACTTGTCCTAGACGTTTGGATACAAGAAGATACTCTAACAGCTTGAGGGCGTTAGGAGTACCTATCTCTCTCAATACAGGCTCATCAATCTTAGGACGCTTGCCATCAAATGCGGCAGGCTTCCATCCCTCAGACATCAACCGCTCACATATTTGGTCACGGGAGTTAGGGTTAAAAGGAATCTCTTTGGTGCGGTGCGGACCCTTGATGATTTCCTTGGGCTTCCATCCAGACTCAACAAGCTCCTTCTTTGTTTTTGCTTGTTCTCCGTTAGGAGCTATCCACCAGTGGCTTTTCATTAACTCAACGCTAGACCCAAAAGACTTAGCGAGGTCGTCACCTAGTTCAGCACGGCGAACCATGAGGTCAGAGGTAAGCTTCTCAGCCGCTTTGATGTCGAACGGAAAACCATTCCACTCTTGTCTACGCATAAGCTTAGCGAACTTGTGTTCTAGCGTAAGCATACGGACGTCAGGATTCTTTTTTAGAAAATGGTCATACAAGCGGTAGGTCACGTAGGTGTCCTGCTTGCAATACTCAATCATCTCTGGAGTACACGTAGTCCAGTCCTCGGTCTCGCCGTGGTCATCCTTGAATACACCTATGCGTTTACCCCAAGCCTTCAGACTATGTGAGCCACAAAGCTCTTTGGGAAATTCTTCGCGTTGGTAATCAGTAGCGCGGATGTCAGGGAATATACAACGAGCCATGACTGCTGTATCCAAAACCATAGGGTGCTGGAAGCCATACTTCTTGTATAAGGCTGGGTAGTCAAAGCCGATAGAGTTGTGTCCTACAATGGCGTCGTACTTCTGTAGGCGTTGAAGCCCTGTAAGTACGGAGTCACCAGAGAACGCAATCGTTCCCGTGTCATCGTGTATGGCGATACAATGAACGGTCTCAAGGTCAGACAGTTTTGTCCAGTCCTCAATGGCGTTCGTTTCTATATCGAAAAATGCTATGCTATTCATTTGTTGGTATCAGTGTGGTTAGTGGGAGCAAGATGCCCCGTGATGTGTTATTGTCTCCTCCTCTGACGTCCCTCTTTGTTTTCTTGAGGGGCTCAATAAGTTCTTTGAGGTCTACAGTCGGAATGAAGATGATTAGGGTTTCTACGACGAAGCAGTAATAATCCGCTTCGGAACGGTCTACGCCAGAGACTTTACCTCTGGACATATATTCAACAAAAACATTGCCCGTCTTCTTGGCAAGCATATCTTTTTTAATTTCTATTTTCTTTTCAGATAGCAATAGTCCAATTTCTTTCTCAGCTATTTGTCCTAGTTCAAGGTCGTGGCGAAAGTTCGAGCAATATTTCATATATTAGAAGGGGTTCTCGCTATAATGCTCTTCAGACATCAAGCCAGTAGTGGGGTCGTAGTTGAGGGAGCAGGCGATACCTGTTTCCCCAGAGAATCTATTCTTAAGAACACGAACGATTGTCTTGTTCTTGTTGTCTGGACACTGCCCGTTACGCTCAAGCCCACAACAAATGTCGGAGAGTTGTGCGATAGCGGCAGAACCACGGAGTTGTGCTAAGCTGGTGCTTGCACCTTCCTCGTGTCCTTTACCTTCTGGACGCTTAAGGTGACTGACTAAAATCATTCCGATGTTGGTCTCTTCAACTAAGCTACGAAGCTTGGTCATTGTATTATCAATTAACCTGCGTTCATCGCCATCTCCTAAACCAGAAACGATTATACTTAGGTGGTCGAGAACAACATATTCGACGTCCATAACCTTAGCCATGTATCGGATGTGTCCTAGGAGATTGTCGCTCTCCATCGAGCCCCAGTGGTCATACAGAAAGCAACGCCCAGAACCTACAGTATTTTTGAAGGCTTCGTTGTATTCATCAGTTGCTTGGAACTCTGGGTCTAGGTGTATGAGCTTCTTCATCTCAAGACCGATGATGGAGTTAGCGGTGCGCTCAAGGGATTCCTCAAGAGCAATGTAGCCTACCTTGTGGTCAGTCTTGAGAAGGTTGTGTGCAATAATCTTACAGACGTGGGACTTGCCTACGCCTGACCCAGCGGCAAAAGTTACAATCTCTCCACGGCGAAGACCATGTGTAAGACGATTCAATCCTTTGAAGGGGTAATCAACTGATTGATTGTTCTTGGGAGTAGTAAGGCGTTCGTAAAGGTCAACGCCATCTGTGATAGCATCAGGCTTCCACGGCTTTGCGTCCCACATAGAACGAACAATTTCATTCTTGCGGTTAGCCATTAGCAAATCGTTAGCATCCTTCATAGGAAGTCGAGCAATCTTAGTCTTACCTGCTGGTAGTAGATGACTTACTTCTTCAGCGGCTTTGCGTCCCTGTTCATCTTCGTCAAACATAAGCACCACTGTCTCAAACTGGTCGAGCCAAGGGAACTGCGCTTTGAAGATAGACTTAGCTGATTGAGCTCCGCTTGGTAGAGAGACTACAGGCCATTTACCATCGCCGTTAGCCATCGCTACAGAAAGGCAGTCAACCTCGCCCTCGGTTACAACGAGCATACGACCTCCATTAGGCCATAGGTGTTGTCCGAAGAATACGTTAGGTGCTCCCTTGCATTGAAATCGTTTGTCTTTGAACCGTAGCTTCTGTGCGACTAGCTCTCCTTCAAGGTCTCTGTAGTTAGCTACGTGACAAGTCTCGCCATTATAGGTAGCGACTTGGTATCCATACTTCTTACAAATGTCTTTGGTCAAACCACGGGCAGGTATGTCCAGAGTGTGTCCAGTGAGGAAGCCTACAGGCTTAGTTTCTTTAGGAGTCACAGTATAAGTATTCCCCCCTCTTGGATGCCATATTCCGCAACTGTGGCACTTGGTGCTTCCGTCGGTGTTGATTGTTAGGGCATCGCTTGAGCCGCAGTCTTCGCATGGTTGATGTGTTAGTGATGATGTTAATGTGTCCATTCTATTGGTATTGTTTTGTGAGCCCACAGGAAGCCGTGCTTGTCGCACCACTCCCCGTATGTGGTTGTGCTCTTTTTGCTGAGTGTGTTGTGTGCGTTCTGAAAGCAAAATCTAATGTCCAGTTCTGGGTTACAGTCACGCACTCGTAAGTGCTTGGTTCTATCGGCAGGAATCCAATATCCTTTGGCTTCAATTATAATGCCGTTGGGCAATATGAAGTCAGGGGTATACGTGGACTCCTTCGTGTATTTCACCTTCAGACTTTCGTAGCCGAAGGGAGCCCCCACCCGTTCAAGGGTGAGGGCGAGTTGTGCTTCAAAGCGCGAACGGTATTTAGAATCCGACGCCCGACGGGGCATCTTCTTCTTCGAACGCTGTATCCAAGGATTCGCCATCACTAATGAACGAGCCATCTTCTTTTCCGAAGACGGAGCCTCCACCTGCATATTCTACTAGGTCTATTACTTGAACTGCTTTAAGGCGCAGTGTGTAGCCGAAGCCTTGCGTAGGGGTGAACCATGTGTACACCTCCGTACTTAGCTTGAGGATTGAACCGCTTCCGATATTAGGAGCTTTGCCTAGGCGTGTACCACTTGCGTCAAAGACAGGCACAGTGAACTCTAGGAGTCCTTTAGCTGTCTGGCGCTGGGCAACTTGCTTAGCGTATAGCTCGTAGTCGCCGTCCGCTGTAATACGGATAGGGCTAGTAGTCGCACGGGTAAGCTTCTTGCCTTTGATGGCACACTCTGCGTCATACTCTTTCTCTACGATGTCGGTTACGGTTTTACTAAACAGATTGAAGTCGTTCTCACTTACGTGAAGCTTACAATGGTAAACTCCGTCGGTGTTAAACTTCGTATCTGGTTCTGCGATGCGTGGGTACACTGCTGTACCTTTGGGTGTTGTCAGTATTTTACTCATTTTGTTTATCTCTATTTTGGTTGTGGTTGTCTCCGTTAGGAGAAGAAATACTTGCTATCCAACACCTGAGAGATGTCGGCGTTGCCGTATTCTGGAATTTCTGGAAAATCTATTTCTGGGTTAGCCGCGCTTAATTGCTGTAGAAGCAAGTCTAACTGGTCAACCTCAAAAACTTTTAAATATTGTTTTCTTAGTATTCTATTTAATTTTGGGCAGTTCGTAGCGTGAGTGCCGTAGCTGTCGTGTATCATGGCAAAGTCCCATATTCCTTCTCTGTTGCATTCGATTACTGTTTTTTGCAGGCAACTAGCGTCCAAGGAGTGAACATAATTAGGGCTAATTCCTGACTTCTGTTTGCGCGGGCTGATTGCTTCGTCGTCGCTGTACCACTTGATGTAGGTAGCCTGACCGCTGATGTTGGTGCTGACATTCTGGCTTGTTGTTTTATGGTAGCTTTGGAGAACAGGAAAACCTGAAGGGGTTACCCAGCTTACAGGCTTTCCGTGTTCTGCCAGCTTTTTAGCGCAGGACTGCAACCACTGCATACAGTCCTTTGGCTTGTCGAGGACTTCGTTGATTGAAGCCCACGTTAGCTTACTGAGGTAACCAGTAACTTTGTAGCGTTCATCTTCTGTGAACGGGTTGGCGCATCGTGTTTTTCGCAGGGTGTCTTGATACCATTCGTCAACATAATCACGGCACGAGTAGAACGTCCCGCCATAAGGCCACACCATTGTAGGTCGTTTAGCCAGCTTACGATTGATACCAAACTTAATCCACTTTTCTGCGTAGGGGTGAGTATCAGCTTTAAGTTTTTCTAGGATGGAGTCCGAGACAACTCTGTAAATATCTTCAGGTGAATCACTTGTGAGTACATTTGTTGCCTTGGCTCCATATTCGTCCCTCATCAGCATGGAGAGAATTTGAAGCCCATTGTTAGAGGCATCTAAATTAATAGGAAGCTGTGTCATTAGCTTACCTGTTTTACGTAGCTGACCCCACTCAAAGCACCATGCAAGGAACTGGAAGGGCTCATCAGCGTCCATCCACATTAGATTAGTGGTAGGGCTCTCGTAGATAGCTATAGCGTCTTTAGAGAAGCTCTCAGCCCATTCTACGCGTTTGTCTAAAGTAAGCTTGTCGTTGCCAAAGGTGTTAGCTCCTTGGATAGCGAGCCACTTTACATCTTCGTCAGTCTTAATTCTTTCTGGGCGGTGGAAGTGTAACAAACCTCGGCTGATGTCTGGGCCTTGGATACCAAGAAAGGCAGGTATGTTATAAACACGACCACGAAAGTCTACGTGCGAGGGGTAAAAGAAGCGATTGCCAGAAAGCTTCTTCGCAACGTAAAGAATTTTCGAAACGAGAAGGCGACGGCTAGTATTTGAAAGCCGTGAATTATATACTTTTGCCGCCTGCCTTCTCCAAGTGGTGTTGGAATCTTTGTTTTCTTTAAAGTCAATAGGGACAGGAGGGAGGGCTTCCTGTTCACGGCTAGGAAGTCCGTCCACTATGACATTATTGTCCCAACACCACTCCATCGCCTGCATCACCTTGTTATTGATTGCCCAAGGTGTCTGCTGGATTAGATTAGTTGCTTCCATCGGTTCAGGCAGAGCGCCCGTGATAGTCCGAAGGTAGTCCATGTTGTTCGTCTTGATGAACGGGACTTTAGGTAGATAAGATTCTTTATGGTCGTAACCTCCATCCCAAATGTTTGTCCAACAAGCTGGTAGTTCCACCGTAGGTAGCCAGAAGGGTTCTATAAATTCACGGTGGTCATTGAACTCCTCAATCCATTGAAGAGTATCTGCAGTGGCACTGATATAACGTGTAGGACGCTTACGGCTCTTCTCCAGAATGTAAGTATATTCGATAAGGTTTGTGGATACACGAACAAGCTCGGTCATTAGTAGACCCATGTTAAGCTTATCTCTGTGCGCCCAAGGTTCCCAAGAATCCATCAAGCCTTTCTCAGCTTCGTGCTTCATTGAGGAACGTATGTGTCTAGTCTTAGCCGCGTTACCTTTACGCCTCACAGCGCCGAGGATGATGCCCTGACCTTTCTCTTCATTGTTCTCAATTAGAAAGCGACAGCGCAACTCATCCTCTATGAGCTTGCCTAAAAAGATAGACGCACTGGCTAACGTCTTCTTTTGTGTAATGCAGTCGAGTAAAGCTTTGACTGAAAGAAAACTTAAAACTTTTGGGTCTAGGTCTTGTGTTTCTCTTTGGAATCGTGCTTTATTGTCTACCTTGGTGAGAGACTTCTGCCAGTCCTGTATCGCTTTGTTAAGCGCAGGTAAGGCAACACGCATCAAGCGTTGACCATAAGGTGTCTGTAGTTCTGCTCCACGAGCTTTAGCGGACTCCACTTTGGCTCGGTATCTGCCTACACCTAGGGTGGTCATGTCCTCATTAAGCTCCGACTGTGTTAAATCATTCATGCTCAGATATTTGTCAGTAAATTGTCACTGCGCAATATGAAACTGCTGTCAGCAACGGATATGTGTATGAAATTATTAGCTAAAAAAACAACGATTTACGTTGATTTGAGTTTTGCGGGAGACTGTAACTCCCTCGCGGAGACGCACGTCTGGTTCGATTCCAGAGTCGCCCACCACGTAACAGTTTGTTTTTAATCCATAATTTTAGTATTACTTATTTAGAATGATTCTACGTAATTTGTCACTGATTGCCTGTAGTGACGTAGTTTGTCAGCGTTTTGTCACTTGTTATCTATGATTATACGCTCTTGGAGTCGCGAAATTTTACGTTTTAGACCCTCAATGTCTTTATTTAGCGTTTCATTCTGGTTAGATAAAGAATCACACGCTTTTGTCATTGCGTTTAATCCTCTTACGAGCACTGCTTCTGCGTCTGGTTTGAACAGCGAGTGGTTTACTTGTTTTGATGCCATTTTTTTTAGATAGTTTGTTTAGTATTGTTGATGTTCTCATAAAGTTAGAGAGATTGTTCCAGTGCAACCTTAGCGTCAAGGAAATTCCTCGGTGTAAGTTTAGCATAGCGCAAAGTCATCTCATACGTTCGGTGTCCCATCCACTCTTTGACCACATGAAGCGGTACATTGCGTTGGACTAAACGTGACGCACAGGTGTGTCGTGTCAAGTAGAAGACGAACTCTGGGTCGACATCATTCATTACCTCACGGACGAACCTCCAGTTCTTACGGATGTTACTTTCCGTGAACTGGGCAAAAGGCATGAACTCCTCTGATGATAGTGCCGCGAAAGCACTGTGTGCTCTCTTGGTCAATGGTATGGTACGCGGGTATGCGTTCTTGGTCTTGCGGAGGTCAATAAGGTATCCGAGCTCTGGGTCTTCACGAAGAGAGCTTTGAGGGACATTGCGAGCCTCTATAGGACGCATCCCTGTGTCGATGCTCCACTCAACAAAGTGGGCAAAGTCATTGCGCCCGTCGGCACGTAAAGCTTCAAGCATTTCGTACTCTTCCTCTTCCGTAAAGAAGCGAAGACGTTGGTTACTGACTTTCTTCCGTTCAATCTTGGGGCGGCTATTTATGTAGCCCCTGTCTTGTGCGTAAGTGAGAGCCTTAGAAACCGTTGCGAGACGCCCGTTGATGGTAGAAGCCGCTAAGCCTTTCTTCTCCATAGCTTTGATGAAATCATCAAGTGCAATGGTGTTTATCTTATCTACTGACTGGGTAGCTCCGAAGAACTCATTTATAAGACGTATGTTACCTAGCTGGGTAGACTCGTTAGCTGTGTCCTCCCAGTATCGAACAAAGGTCTTAGAGAGAAGCTCATCAATAGTAATCTTACCTCCTTTGGCATCAATTAGCTCTTGATAAGGCATTCCAAGCCGAATGCGTTTCTTTAGTTCCGATTCCCAAGCGGTGGCTTCTTCAGTAGTAGGAAATTGTTGGCGATGGCGAACTCCATTTGACATAAAGTCAGCCATAAACTTATTACCATTTTGTCTTACACTCATTTTAATACGCCTTCCTTGATTGAATCAAATGAACCCACTGTTTCTTTGGAAACCCAAGGAGCCTTTAATTTTCTTTTAGCCCAGAACGCGGCATATGCTACGTCTACTAGCTTTTTAGTTTCTCGTTCCCATACTTTTCTAGTTTCAAACTTCAGTGCGATGGGAACTGCGCGATAAAGGTTACGATATTGTTTGTTTCTTGTGTGTGTTATTGTCATAGCCCTAGAGAATCACACTTTTGCAAACGAATGCAAGAAAAAAAAAATAACCAATTGCAAAAGAAATACGGTAAGTCGCATATTGAGCCTTTTTGTTCCCATTCAGCTCTAATTCTAACTAAGGACAAAAAAACATGGTAACGGATAGGTGTTGTAACACAAAAACGACTAAAAGTGATTCGGTTTGCGACATTTT